ATTCTTCTTCTACTGGCTCGAAGCAAATAATATTATTAACAAGATGCGCATAAGAAAAGATTTCTTCTCCTTTGCCAGCACCGATTTGAAGAACACCTCTAACATCTTCATTTACTATATTCATATGGTGCAAACTCCCTTTTTTGTACTACTTTTGTAGCACACTCTTGAGCAAATAAAATTGCCATTTCAATATCTTTTGTTCGGATAAATTCGCTGACTAATCCAGATATAAATGTATCTCCTGCCCAAGAAACATATTTTAAAAATCCTTACTTGAATTATACCGCTACTTTAACTGTATGTTTTTTTTAAGTTAAACAAGTAATTAAATATCTGGTTTGAATTAGGGGGAAGATTATCAAAATTAGGATGAAATCCAGCAGTTCTATCTTCTAAACCTAAACATCTTACAATTTTATTTGTTTTCTCTGATAATTGGTTAGCAATATGAGATTGGCATCCAGAAGTGTAATCATCATCTAAAACTAGGCCACCAAATTTGCTTGCAGACAAACTTTTTAATGCATTTTCGTTTACAGAGAAGGGTTTTAGCCAATATATATTGAACACATTAATTTTTAAGTCAAACTCTTTTGCTTTATGTAAAAGATTTTTTATTTCGAATCGAGTTATGGATATCGGAAATATTGTATAGTCTGGATTTTCATAGTTATAATAATCATCTAAATCTTGTGAATTGTCATAACTTTTTCGATGTTCTGAAACATAGTATGGCTCATCATCATTCATAAAACTATTATAGACTGAATTATATTCGTTTGGAGTCATAGGGCAAGCAATCTTGATACCCGGCATCCTATAAACTAAAGAATGATGGGAAGAACCTGCTACAGGGCCAACTCCACCTTCCATTGCGATTGATCTGACAAATACTGGACAAGTTCTTTTCCATAATTCTTTGGATTTCGCAGCATAATTCACAATAGATACAGAGTTGTACCATTGAAATCCTTGATATCTAACGACATATATGGGCCTATCTCCAGCAAGCGCTGCCCCTGTAACTATTGCTCCACCTGCAACATCAGCCATTGACAATTCAACCATACCATCTTCTTCATAAAGTTCTGGTAAAGTTCCGCCGACCCAACCTACAGCAGTAAGACATTGCCCATACGCTTTGCCTTTATTTGAAATTAAGTGTTCTCTAACTATGGATTTGATAGTCTCTCTAAGCGTGATTGCCATAATGCTTCAACCTTATTTTTATTTTTAGCGTCAATAATCGAAGTGTTAATTTGCAATGATTTTTTTAACCATTCATAGCGATCAAAATAATCACCATCAATTCCAGCACCTGAATGCCAATATTTTCTTACTGTATTAATGTTCAATAATAATGGTTTTTTAAAAACATTCATCATATGATTAGCAATTGTTGAAGGATCATCATCAATATCATAAGACTCTACTTTGTATGCACGTCCAAGATCATGCATGTTCCAATTTCTTCTTACTTTCTTTTCAGTAAGAATTGATAAATTGTTATCTTCAATAACAAATAATATTGGAAGTTTTTTTGTTGAAGCCCATCCTATAGCAGATCCTACGTAGTCTTCTTCTGATGATGCATCTCCCATAAAAACGACTGTAGGATGTTTAGTTTGATAACAATGACCTACTGCAATTGGTACTTGCGAACCCATAAGCCCATCGTGTCCAAAAATATTTTTTTCGATGGATTGAATTGAAGCAGAGCCTCCCATACCATAAGAACAACCAGAGTCCAGTCCAAGTAACTCATCAATAAGTTTTTCCGGAGATGCCTCAAATGCAAGGTAAATAGAGTGTCCTCTATGTTGAATAAAAACATTGGGATTTACATTTATTTTTTCACAATAAGTTGCAATTGAACATGGTGTACTTTCTTGTCCAGCAGATAAATAAACTGGAAATTTTATTGTTTTATCTTCTACTTTTTGATAAACATAATTTTCAAAGTGTCTGCAAAAACTTATTTTGTTATATACTTGCGATTCAAAATTATTCATTTTTATTAAATACTATTACAAAAGTATCTTCATCTATAATATTGAAGACTTGTGTTAATTCTTTGATTATCTTGATTTTGACAATATCTGCTGGGTTAATTACCTTGATATTATAATCAGTCATTATTCCACCTGACAGAAACATAACATTGACATCATCATTGAAACTATCAAAATCTAAAATTGATTTTATTTTGGTAATTTGTAAACGACAGCTACAGAGTAAAATGTCTTGCTCTTTTAATGTATCTATGCTCAAACAATCATCCTGTTTGGGATATTCAAATGAACTATCTTCGTAAGGTTTACCTTCACGTCCATAGCTGTCTTTAAATCTAACTAAATCAAGTTTATTATTTGGAGATTCAATTTCAAACAAACAAGTTCCAGTTTCTGATAAGGATTTTGTAGAATGAAAAAAACCTTTTCTGATAGATACTTTTTCTAAACTAGATACATTAATTTTATTATCAAAGAAACTTATTTCTGCATCACCACTTAAAACTATCAGTCCTGTAGTTTTATTGGGATGAGCATGAAATGATGTTTGTTGATTGTGGGCAATATATAGAAACCAAAGGGCTACGTCTGAGTTTTGATACACAAGATATTCGTAGCCCCAAGGTTTTCTAACTATATTTACGCTATGAGATTCTACTTGCATGAACTTTAAATGCGGTATCTAACCAAAGGCCCATAAAATCATAATGTGGGCAAGAAATAATATTCTCGTCTACAACTACTGGACTACTATCATATGTAGCGCCTGCGTTTTCAATATCAACATCAATTGAATAATAACCAGATAAAACTCGTGATTGAAGAATTTTTGCAGATATCAAGAGTTGTGCTCCGTTACAGATGCAAAAAATTGTTTTACTCTTTTCATTCCAACGTCGAATGAACTCAAGAACACCTTTTTCTTGCCTAACTTTTTCTAGTGCTTTTACACCACCTGGCACAACAAGAATTTCATATTCATGTAAAATACTTTCAAGGACATTTGCATCAAGAAGTTCAGAAGTTTCTCTTGTGCAAGGCATATGAGTTCCCAAACTTCCCCATATTTTACCTACTTTATTAGCCATAATGTCAACTTCAAAACCATGTTCCTTAAGAGAGTAGTAAGGATAAATCAACTCATGATCTTGATACTTTTCCCAAGTGATAATAATTGCTTTTTTCATGTCGAAATCCTATTCTTTGTTTGATTTGTACCAATTGATAGTTTTTTCTAAGCCATTTCTAAGAGAAGTTTTTGCTTCCCATCCTAACTCAGACTTAATTCTATCTACATTAACTAATCTTACTGGTATCATTGAAGGTTTAGTTGTATCGTAAATAAACTCAGGCTTATATCCATAAATATCAGTGATTGTTTCTACTAAATCTTTTACAGTAGTTGCTTTACCAGAAGCGCAGTTATAAGGTCTTGCTGATGGATTTTTTTCAACAACAGCCATAACTCCATCAACAACATCATCAACATATATAAAATCTCTTGTTTGTTTACCGTCACCCCAAACTTCGAAGGGATTCATTCTTGAGTCTGCTTTTACAATTAATTGAGGAATTACGTGACCGTTTTCATTGAATGCATCATGAGGTCCATATATTGCTGTAGTTCTAACAACACCAAATTTTACTTTTGAAATATCTTGATAATAATTAATAACTTGTTCACAGTAACGCTTCATATGACCCACTCCTCTATACGAATCGTGCGGAACAGCATCAAATGCTTCATCTTCTTTGACATCGTGAGATACATCTGGGTACATAGTAGAACTTCCTATAAATCCAAATCTATCAATACCTTTTCTGACTGCTGCATCAAACATATTGATAGAAGGAAATAAATTATTTCTAACTAAATCAAGATAATTTTTATTATCAGATTGTCCTTTTGCGCCTCTGATGTAAGCAACAAAATTAAAACAAATGTCCATATCAGATAATGCTTGCATGCAATCTACATGCTCCATCAAATCATATGAAACTATTTCTAAATTTGGATGAGATAAATCAATTTTTCTGTTTTTGCCAATTACTGCACGTACAGAAGCACCTTCTTCTAGAAGCCTTTTTACTGCAGACTGTCCTGCAATTCCAGCTGCTCCTGTGACAAGTACATTTTTTTTATAATAAAAACTCATAACAACACCTTAGTGAAATACATTATACCTTTTATTGATGATATTTCTATTTTCTAAATACCAGTCTATGGATTTATTGATTCCCTCTAAAAGAGAATATTTTAAGTCAAATCCATAAGATTTTGCTCGACTCATATCTAAAATTCTTATTGGATCACCTGAAGAAGCATCAGTCAAATATTTTATTTTCTTATTAAATCGTTGAGAAATTATTTCTGATATTTGACTTATTGCGACACCTGTTCCGCTACCTAAATTTATTGGAGGGTTTATCTTATTCTCGACTGCAAACATCATACCTCTGGCAACATCTTCAGCATAAATAAAATCTCTTATTTGTGTGCCATCTCCCCAAACTTCTAAGATTTCATTTTCATCTGCTTTTCTTATGAGAGAAGGTATTACCATTGCATTTTCAATGTCAAAGTTATCATAAGGGCCATATACATTAGCTGGTCTAATTATTGAACAAATATTTTCTCCATTTTGTCTTGCGTATGCTTCTACTTGAAGTTCACCCATTCTTTTTGCCCAACCACCAAACCAGTCATTTTTAGATGGAAATGTATTCCAGACATCATCTTCTCTTAAGATTTCTGAAGGTTGATAAACTCCAACAGTGCTTGTATACAAATACCACTTAATGTTTGATTGCATTGCTGCTTCTAACATATTTGTGTTGAATTGCATCATTGGACCCATGATGGATGCTGGCTTTTCTGAACATATTTTTGGAGAAGCCTTAATTCCAACCAAATTAAATATATAATCTTTATCTTTACAAATATCAATACAAGCAGAATAATTTTTTAAATCAACTTTGATAAAATTTATATTATCTGGCATTCCAACTGACTCATTTAAATCAGCAACGAATACCTCAGCGCCTTTTTCTAATAGCATTGGAACGAGTTGTCTTCCAATCATTCCAGATCCGCCTGTAACTAAAACTTTTTGTTTATTAAAAATACTGTCTTTCATTTATCTTTTGCCTACTTGAAAATATTATTCCACCAAATATGGAGTGTATACGTATAAAACTTTTATTTTACAAATTAGTGAAATCTTTGTTTTTGAAATTGTGAATCATTTTATAAGCACTAAGCAATTCTTTAATACCAGCGTCTAATGAGTAATCACAATTCCAACCTGTTTTTTCAAGTTTTTCATTTGATACTACATAATTTCTTTTATCAAAATCTTCTTTGAATTGTTCTTCAATAATTACAAGGTTGGGAACATATTCTTTTACTTTTTGAGCAAGTTGAAGTTTTGACATATTAGCCGAAGTAAGCCCAACATTGAAAGCATTGTTATTGCAAGTTTCATAATTTTCAATTAAGTGAACAAAAGCCTTAGCAACATCTCTTACATGAACATAGTTTCTAAGAAAATGTGATTCAAAAAGAACTAAAAATTCATCAGTAAAAGCTCTATAAACAAAATCATTAACAAGCAAATCCATTCTTTGTCTATAAGAAACTCCAAATACTGTAGCTAGTCTTAAAGAAATACCATTACCTAATTCTAAAACACGCTTTTCAGCATCGCATTTTGTTTTTGCATAAAGAGAAAGAGGGTTGAATGGACTTTCTTCTGTGATGATTGTTTCAGAACTTCCATATTGAGAATTTGTATTAGGAACTAACAACTTTTGAATTGGCTGAATTATCTCAATAATGTTTTTAATTTGTTGATAATTTACAGCTACTGTTAGATCTGGATCTTTTTTACAAGCTGGCATACCAACAATTGCAGCTAATGGAATGATAATGTCATGAGTTTCTACCATGCTTGTAAGAAGCTTGGTATCTCGTACATCCCCAACCACAATGTTAAAATTTTCATTATGACAAAATGAAGTTAATGATAATTGCTTACAAACTAAACTGTCTAAAACTGTAACTGCATATCCTTTAGACAGCAATACTTCAGTAAGAATAGAGCCGAGGTATCCAGCACCACCAGTTATTAAGACTTTTTCCATTATTTAACACCTGCAATCTCAAACAATCTATTCCAAAAAACTTCAGGAGCACAAGTTCTTTTCCATTCATTATGCCCTTCTAAAGCAATCCGTTGTCGCACATCTGGATTGTTCAAATAATATTTAACTACAGATACACAGTTGTCAATATTGAAAGATGCAAAATGCTTACCATCTTCAAACCAAGAACCTTTACTAGTTTTCAGAATATCTGGGTATGTCATAATACACATAGATCCAGCAGCCATTGATTCAATAATTCTGCCTTTTCTTGAAAATCTACAATAAGGACTTGCATTGAAACTTAAGGATATTTTTGATTTTCTAAATTCACTTGCATATTCATCAAAAGATTGAATAGTTTTTTCAACTGGCCATCTACCACCTGCTATTTTTACATTTATGCCATTGGATAGCAATTTGTTTAAAATAGATGCTCTTTCTTCTAGATGAATAGATCCGCAGAATAAAATATCATTTGTTTTTTCTTCTTCAGGCACGTTGTAAAAAATTCTAGTATCCAAAGGCACATACAATGCGTAGATATTAGGAAATATTTCTCCATATCCATAATCCATACTAAGAATATTGCAGTATTGAGACATTTCTAAAATAGAATGCTTAGTTCTCAAGAAAGAAATATTCACAGGTTTTTTGATGAATAATCTGAAATTGACCTCAAGGTTTGTTGAGATATTAACATTGCTATCCCAGTTGCATAAAAACAGTTTTTTCCCAATTTTTTTTGCAACTTCAATGTTCATCACACAGTCATCAAGTTCACTGACAACAGCAATATCATATATTCTTGAAAGCAAAACTTCTGAAAGTTCCGCTGTAGTGCTGATCTCTCCAGGTTCTTTGCCAATATTTACTGTTTCTAATTCGTAATCAGTATTCTCACCAAAAACTGCTTCAAAAGAACCCCCTAAATTGCTTACAAAATTTGAAAGCACAGGAGGTCCATTGTATTGCCATTTACAGTAAACAAGTAAAACTTTAATTTTACTCACCAACTTATCTCCCAATCCTTGAAATCTGCTGCTAAACAATCTACTTTATAATCTTTTCTTCCACCAACTACTTCTTGGATTTTATTTTTAGCAGTATTCCTAATCCCATTTAAACCGTGTGTTAGTTCTAGGTTGTTTCCATCTTTAATCCCTTTACGATAGTTGGTCTCATTATGCCAAATATGTAAATTCATTTGTGATAAAACTACTATAGCTCTAACAACTTCTGCGTCTATTACTGAATTGTTTTCATCAATATGGGCTTGAATATCATGAAGAATGTCAGAAATTTCTTTAGAATATTCATTTTTGTGCTCGGGAATAAAAACTTCCTTAAGCTGAACAATAGAAAGTCTGTCAATAAGCTCTGAAAGAGTAGGAAGGTACTTACGGTTCATACTATGATTATACCATGTATGCTTGGTATAATATTTTAATGAAGATTGTTTATATAACTGGTTGCCTAGGATTTATTGGAAGATACGTTACTAAATTATTACTCGATAATGGATATTACGTTTATGGAATAGATAGTTGCACTTATGCTACTGATGAAAGTATTTTAAGTGAATTTATTCATTATGAAAAATTCAAATTCGAAAAAACAAACATTTTAGATATTGATAGATTAGTAGATTGTGATTTTTTCATAAACATTGCTGCTGAAACTCACGTAGATAACTCAATTAGAGATAGTAAAGTTTTTTTAGATTCTAATATTGTTGGAGTCTATAATATTCTTGAACTTCTTAAGATTTACAAAAAAGAAGGCTACAATGTTCCAAGGCTAATACATTTCAGTACAGACGAAGTTTATGGAGATATTGCTGACGGTGAGCATTTTGAATCAAATACTCTTAGACCAAGTAATCCATATTCAGCTACAAAAGCTGCAGCAGATCAACTTATATTAGCTTGGTCAAGAACATATAACATTCCTTACAATATTATTCGTCCTACAAATAATTATGGTATAGGACAATATGTCGAAAAGTTAATTCCAAAATCATGCAAGTTTCTTGGTTTAGGAAGAAAAATTCCCCTTCATAATCACGGTACTCCAATTAGAAACTGGCTGCATGCTGAAGATACAGCGTCAGCAGTTTTGAAGATAATTGAGTCTGGAGATGTTAATGAAATTTACAATGTGGCTGGTGGTTTTGAACAATCTAATATTGATACTGTCAAAAAAGTAATTGATTGTTATTTTCCTAAGGAAGATGTTGATTATAACAGGTTCATTGATTTTGGATTCGAAAGACCTGGGCAAGATGTTCGATATGCACTGAACGATGACAAATTGAGAAGTTTAGGATGGACTCCAAATTGCATTTTTAATAATAAAATTTTGGAAATTGTAGAATATTACAAGAATAAGTTTGTTTGGTAATTACAATGTGGATATTTGATACATTATGAATAATTTTGCTGATTTAATTATTAAGATTTATGATAAATGGTTTTGGCGGAAAGACGACCATAACTTGAGGACTTTTAAGGGTCTCTCGAGCGAAACTGATCTTCTAGAAGTGGTTAAACCTTTTCTAAAAGATAATAAAGTAGTCGTGCAAGCAGGTGGAAACTGTGGAATGCAAGTTGTAAAATTTGCTGATTATTTTGAGACAGTTTATACTTTTGAACCAGACCCAGTTAATTTTCATTGTTTAGTAAATAATTTGCCATATGACAATGTTCATAAATTTCAATGTTGTTTGGGAAATGATCATAGAATGGTATCTATGACTACTCTTCCTGATGAAATTGGTGGTTTTTATGTAAATCCTAATTATGGCACAACTCCTACCTTAAAAGTAGATGATTTAGCATTGAGCCATTGTGATTTTATTCAACTAGATGTTGAAGGTTATCAACTTTTTGCATTAATGGGAGCATATGAAACTATCAAAAAATTTAAACCAGTAATTAGTGTTGAGTTTGACTGGGCATTTAGATATAACGTAAATGATAATGATATAAAATCTTTCCTTGCAAACTTAGGATATGAAAAGGTTGATACATATACTACAGATCATATCTATGCATATCAAAATTTATCTTTTAGTTTATGAATATCTTAGTCACAGGATCAAATGGTTTTTTAGGTTCAAATCTATGCAATTTACTCAATAAGAATCATAATATCTACGCTGTATCAAGAAAATTTGATAAACTTGATTATGATATAACTTTTATTCATTCAGAAATGTCAGATTATTTATCTCTTGATAAATCTATAGAAAATATTAATGTAGATTGTATGATTCATTGTGCCTGGATGGGTGGAAACTCTTCGCTTGACATTAATAAGTTATGGCAAACTGAAAATATACATTACAGTTCTGAGTTATTGAAATTATGCTATAAGCACAATATTTCACATTTTATTTGCCTAGGTTCTTCTGCAGAATATGGATATCAGGAATCAACATTTGACGAGACAACAATCTGCAAGCCAGATTCTATGTACGCTATAACCAAAAACAGTTTTAAGTCAATATCTGAAAATTATTGTTCTAGGCACAACATACTACATACTTGGATAAGACCAGTTTATACATATGGCCCTAATGATGTACTAACAAGACTTATTCCCAAAACAATAATATCTTTACTCAACAATGAAAACTTAACTTTAAATAAATGCTCATCTATTGTTGATTACTTGTATGTTGAAGATTTTGCTTATGCTATGAAAGATATTGTGGAGAAAAAAATTTCTGGTGATTACATCATTTGTTCTGACCAAGAAATTAGAATAAAGAATGTTGTTGAATTAATTTACAATAAAATAAAACCTAATTGTAGCCTTTTCTTTGATGACACTAAAGAAGAAAGTAAGCACTCTTATGTTTGTGGTACATCTAAAAAATTAAAGTCTTTAATTGACTGGTCTCCTAAGATTGATTTTGAAGAGGGTATTGAAAGAACAATTCATCATTACAAAAAGCTCGTATAATGGAAATATGAATAACCTTTTACTTAATTTTTTGCAAGGTAACAAAATTTTAGAAACTTTAGATGCTGAAATATATTTAAATTCTTTATCTAAATTAAAAACTTTTAAGAAAATAGTATTTGTATATAATGTGGTGCCTGAACAAATTGAAAGGCTGAAAAAATACTATGATTATGTTGTCGAAGCTAAAACAGGTCTTGTTCCTATAAATTTTTGCTATTTGGCTTACTATGATTGGCTTTGTGAAAATGGTAAAGATTTTGATTATGTTATGCACTGTGATATGCGTGATGTAATCTTACAAAAAGACCCATTTGATTTTATGGCTTTACATCCTGAGAAGGAACTGTTCTTAGTCTGTGAGGGGATGCAAATTCGAGAAAATGATTGCAATCAAATGTGGCACGATTGGGTCTTGAATACTGTCGTATACAATAAAGATAAGTATGATGATTCATATGTCTTAAACGGGGGAACATATGGAGGAAAGACTAACGCTTTCTTGAACTACTGTACTCTTATATTGACAGCAATGAACAGAAAATATAACTATATTATCCCTGATCAAGCAATGTTGGGATATTTATATAGACAGTTGAAACAAAATCCTAATGTTATGCTTACACACCCTATGACTGATAATTTTTGCGCAACTGGTGAAGCAATTAAGCGAGATAATGTTACTGTAACATTTGACGGAAAAAATGTTTGTACTGCTAATAAAGAATCTTTTTATTTATTTCATCAATGGGATAGAACCATTTATGCTGAGACAAT